TTCTTTCTCCTGCAGTGCTGTCTGCTACAGTGATAACTGCTTTAATACCATCATAGCTTGCTACAGCATAAGTTGCAATAGCTGTTTGCGATGTAGAAGAAGTAGAAGCAGTCTGTGTATCAAATGCTTCAAGAGTACTGTTAATCCAAGCAGAACCACTCCACGTCAACACCTGACCTGTTGATGCACTTGTAATAGTTACATCACCAATGTCATCAAGAGTGTTAATTGTAGGCACAGATTGGAAGCTGAGTGTACCAGAACCATTTGTCTGCAGGAACTGACCATTGGTGCCATCAGATGTAGGTAGAGTAAACACACCAACAAAGCTGTTCAAGTTGGCATCATACGCTTGTACAGTAACACCAATGTTTGTGTTTAGAACAAATCTTGCATCTGCCGCAGCTTGAGTATACGTGTTAGCTACGATGAAGGCACCATAACCAATAATGTCTACAATGTCACCAGAAGTTGCGCCAGTAGCAAGAACAATGCTTGTGCCACTTGTTGCAGTAAAGTCTGTGCCAGCAACTAGCTTTACACCATTGAGGTATACGTCAACAAATCCTATGTCATAGTTTGCGCTAAACGTAGTCTGACTTGCAGTGGCAGTGTACACAAAGCGTTCAGCAGTACCATTTACAGCCGAGCCTGCATCGTTCCATGCGGCACCATCATACACCCGCATCTTGTTAGACACAGTATTGAAATACAGCGCACCAGTAAGGAGCGGATCACCATCGTTATCAAGTGTGGGTTCTACACTTTTAGCGCCAAGATAGCGATCATCAAAGCTGTCGTATGAGTTAGCAGCAGACGTAGCACTTGCGGCAGCAGCGGCGGCACTAGCTGCAGCGGCAGTGGCAGAGCCAAGAATGCCATCAACATACGTCTTATTCGTAGCATCATTACCGCTAGTAGGTGTACCAAGACCAGTGATCTTGTTACTGCCCATAGCAATATCACCCGTCATGGTTCCACCAGACAGGGGCAGTTTAGTTGCAATACTATTTGTTACTGTAGTAGCAAAGTTAGGATCATTGCCAAGTGCAGCAGCAAGTTCATTGAGTGTATCAAGTGTGCCGGGAGCCGAGTCAACAAGATTGCTTACAGCAGTATCGACATAACCTTTAGTAGCAGCATCAGTGGAATTAGTCGGAGTGCCAAGGTTGATGATCTTGTCACTAGTCATGTCAATAGTGCTAGTGACTGTCAGTGTTCCACCAACAGTTATATTACCAGTTGTGGTAATGGCATCAATGTATCCGTGTGACCAGTAGTTACTTGTGTCACCAAGAGTATAGGTGCTATCTGCAGAAGGAATGATGTTAGATGCAACATCAGCAGTAATGGTCACAGTATCCGACGCATCACTGCCGAGCACAGTATTACCATTGGCAGTAATAGTTCCAGTAAAGGTAGTCGTGCCAGTTACACCAAGATTACCACCGACAGTAACATTGCCTGTTGTAGTGATGGCGTCAATGTAAGCAGACGACCAGTAGTTACTACTATCACCAAGACCATATGTACTGTCCGCAGAAGGGATGATGGCAGAGGCAACATCAGCCGTAATGGTTACTGTGTCAGTATTGGAGTCACCAATGATTGTGTTGCCATTGACTGTAAGATTGCCAGCAATGGTAGCGTTCTCATCAACAGTCAGTGTATCAATCTTGGCTGTGCCATCGAGATACAAGTTTTTAAATTCAACAGTAGTTGTTCCAAGATCAATATCATTATCAGACGTAGGAATAATAACACCATCTTGAATACGAACTTGTTCTGCAGCAGTGCTGGATACCTCTACAAAAAACTGAATGTAATTGTGCGTAGTATCAACAACAACTTTGTTCAGGCCATCAAGATCAGCAATAAGCGGAACATACGATCCTTCATCTGCAGTGCCATCATGCTTGTGGCCTGTAGCGCCTGTAGTATCAAAGTCAAAGGCATCACGAAGAGCGTTAAACTCAGTGTTAATAGGCGCAGCACGGACTACTGCGGTAGGTACAATATCTGCTGTGGATTGCCGCGTGTAGCCGCTCATCTGTTATCTCCTGTCTGCCAGACCATACGTAATCGTAATGGCTTGGATAGTATGGCTTGGCGTCGTATTGTTAGTCACAAAGGATATTGACATTGAGTTACCTGATCCCGCAATATTAGTCTTGCGTACGGGTGAAGGATTGCCATCATAAATGTCTGTAGTATCAAACGTAGCTATTCCGTATAGTGCCGCAGCACCTGCAGTTGTGACACTGTAGTTAGCAGGAATAGCAATTTCAGAGTCACCATAGTTAAAGTTAATGCCTACACTAACTGTAGTCTCACCTTCTGACAACATGTATGTCTTGAGGTTGTAAAAAACTTTACGAACTTCAGGATCATCCATATAGAAGTATGGCGTCTGATAAAGGCTGAAGATTTCGTCACCATCAAAAGTGTAGCCACGTTCTTGTCTAAAGACTTTGCCTGTATTGTCACCATGAATGACAAACTCAAACTGCCCAATGTAGCCACTGTCTACACAAGTAACACCAATCCCTGTAAGCTGGCTATACTCAAATGTAGACTGAGCAGCAGGGCTTTGACGAATAGCACCCATGATCGACAGAGCTTCAGCGTTATCGAAGAACAGCCTGAACTGCGACTTTTTACGCAGAACAACAGTACGAATTTTGCTCAAGTCTTCGTTGCGAGTATAGAGTTCAAAGATATCTTGAATCTCACGCGACACAGTTTCTAGTTCAACGTCACCAATCTTTGATGTACCAGATACAGGACGTATGCCATCAGGGCCAAGAAACAGAATGTCTCCACCAAATTCCATCACGCTTTCACTGGCAAGGCAACCAAGATCAGACGTAACTTGCTGCACAACAAAGTTGCTGATGTCAGTGCCTACAAGACGCTTAATCTCACGCTGCCCAAAGATGTAAAGCTGATCACGGAATGCCTTGATCTGTACAATCGTGAAGCCTACATTGATGACACCAGCACCATTGGCAGGGCTAAAATCTGTTTCATCAAGAGGGGCAGAGAAGAACAGGTTGTAAGGCTCTGTTGCATCTCCAGCTAGAAACAGGTGGTTAGAGAAGGCTGCAGCATACTTAGGTGCGGTAGGAGCATTGGTAGCTGTAATCTGTGTATAGGTAGCGCCGTTATATTTGGCAGCAGGATTGATGCCATCAGTAAGCACAAAGACTTCTTGTGTCCAGTTGTAGCTTACGAAACGAACAAGATCAACACCTGTCATCGTAGGGGAGCCAGCAGTCGTAACGGCAGTCCAACCTATGACTGTGGGCGTAGCTGTAACAGTGCTGCTAAACGAAGAAGTAGCGCCAGTGATAACATTGCCAGAAGCAAACACAGCAGAAGGAATGCGGCCAAAGTCTACAGTGAGGCTGTTGGCAGCTTTAGCTATCACTACACCAGTAACAGCAGTAGAAGTAGTAAGTGTCTCACCTACAGTGAAACTAGTACCAGTGCCAGCAGTAACAGATACTGTGTAGTAATGGTTAAACCAATGAAGGTAGTTGTTGCCTGAGGACGGCTTCCTGCAGCCAAAGATACCTTGATTGATGTTTCCATTGACTGCTACACCTAATACTTTACCAGTTCCCGGCAGAGTGCCATAGTCATTGAGATAGCCATTAATCTTACGATAGCCGCCTTGCAGTGCAGGCTCATAGTTGATAAGCCGAATAGCACTGCCCGATAGCTGCGATGCTTGCGTAAGCGGGTCTTGATTCTTAATCAAGCCGCCATTACAGACTGCAGCAAAGGTACGGAGATTATCAGCCATTATATAATGACGTTATACGAACTAATCAATGTGTTTTGCGGAAGCATTGTAGAAGTTACCCTAATATGCTGATCCATCAAAAGTCGACGCATTGTTTTAATACCATTGCTGAACTTGTCCCTATGGAAAGCATAGCTTTGGTCGTTCGATCTAAACTGCATCATATACATCATAGCGCCATCAATGACAACATGCTTGAACCTATCAGGAACAATGCATGTATCAGTGGCAAGAATGAGGTCAGTAGGAAATTTCCAGTAGCGGTATTCTACAACGTATGCCGCATCAGGCAACGGAGAAACACCAAACTTTTGATCCATTGTCATATAGACATATTTAGGAACAGTATATCCGCCAGAACCAGACTGATCTTCATCGGTACGATGATACTTAATATACTCATCATACGTAATGAGTTCAAGTCTGCGCGGAATATTTGTGTCGTTCAATTCACGAATATAGAAAGTATCCCAATCAGCTTTAGAATAGTCGGCAGGAAAGCTATACGTTCCTATTCCAACAGTCATTGTTTGAGTTGTTGTTTGAAGAGTAAAATACCACTCTTGTGCATCTTGTAGAATTTCACGAATAGAAGAGTTGACTGCATCTTTAGCCAGTGCTTGCACGTTACGCACACCACTAAAATCATTAACGTCGATCTGAACTTCATTCAGCCGACGCAATACTTCATTTGTGAGATTAAGAAATGTGGTAGACACAAGCGTATCCTATCTATGAAAAAGGAGGGCAGCTAAATGCCACCCTCCTTTATTTTTATTTAGGCAAGCGTGTCACGATCAACCGACTCAGCCGCAATGCGTCCGTCGATATCCATCATAACCGCCCACACGCGCAGCACACCGCCCGTAGGCGCAGTGGTGGCAGCGTCGATCTCAAGGTCAATCGTGTCAGCCGAACCGAACACAACAGGCACTGTGGCAGCAGCAGGCGCATACGCACCAGCCGCAGCAGCAGTCGCATCCCACGAAGCAACGAAGGCATCGACATCGCCGCCCGTCACGCCGAGCAGAAGACGGGTATCCGACGACTCACCAGCAAGAGCGGTGACGACTTCAAGACCCGCAGTCAGCACAACAGTGTTGGCCGGAACGTTGATGCACTCGATGATGTCAGCGGCAGCAAGGGCAGAACCTTTAGC